AATTGGGCTCCACGATAGCCACTTCGTTCTTCTTAATGTCTGCTTTCTTCATGTCTATTTTCCTTATTTCACAGTATACTTGGAAGAGCCAATGGTGCGATAAGTGTTAAGACGAATCGTGTCCTCTGGCGGTTCAATGCCATCCTCTTCGAATTTCGACTTGACGAAAGACTTCAAAGTGGACGCGTTAACGGTGGGTTGAATCAAGGCCTCGCCACCGTTTTCTTTGAGCCACTCGAATGCGCGGTCTTTATCGCAGACAGTGGCTGATATCTGTGTCGTCGTATAAAAAGAGCGGGCAAGCTCGGGCACTCTAACCATGTCGGTGCCGAGATTATCCAGGAATTCGGGCATCTTGCCTTTGTTGAACGTCTCAAAACTGCCACCAAAAGACGATCGCGCTTCGTCTATAGTCTTATTCGCAGTCTTCATGGCGTCAAACAGTTCAAATGCCGTCTTCACGTCGTTCGAATTTATGGCCGCGTCAAGGCGCAGTTTAAACCATTCGGCAAGGGAATTGATGCGAAGAGCAATATCCTCGGCTAATTTAGTGTATTGAATTTCGTTCATTAGAGTCCTCCGGTTGTGCGTAATTAATATACATTATCTCTGTCTATCTGTCAAGTAGATTAATAATCAACGGCTGGCTCTTTGATGTCCAATTCGTCGTGTTTGCTCCACTCGATTCCGTATTTGCGTGTCAGATAGGATTTGATCGCATTTAATGACGGCACGGCATAAACACGTGGCCTAGATTTTGTGACTTGGCCAGTTCTATCGTCCACATCAGTTGCTTGAATGCGCATCGATACCGGCTCTTCTGGGTTCTCAATTTCACGCAGGCGCTGTACCATTTGCTGTTCACTCCATATTTCTGGATGATCACCACGAATAGAGCGCGAGTGTGCAGTATAGGCTTCCACGAGGCGTGGCAGATTGACATGGGTTGGCCAGTCAATGCGATCGATCACGCGGTTGTCGTTTGGCCAAGCGTGCCATGTCTTTGTGTGGAGATGTAATGGTAATGGGTGGCCATTAGACACCCAAGTGCTTAACCACTCGTCAAACTGCGTCATGGACTGCTGTAGCATTCTTACCTTCGCGCCAGTAGTTATGGCACGGCGAATGGAATCCGTGTCGTACTTATGTTGCAACAGATAACGGTGCACACGAGCGAGGTTCGTTTTATCCTGCAGCCATTTGCAATAAGACTCCCAGAATTTCAAATCGGACGCTCGCTTATTCGACACTTCGAACACAGAATAGCGCCTGTCCTTCAAACCATCGGATATGAATATCGCATCGTCCAGTTCATTAGAGGTGAAAATGAAGCGGGCGAGGTTCGTTTGGTCCCATCCATTAACGCCTTTAGGCTCAATGTGGATCATGGGATCAGTAACCAAACTTTTCAGCTTTGCAGCAGTAGACTTTTGACGGTTGTTTATAGCCTCGTCGCACTGAATAAATATTTTGTTGGCAAAGTTTGCATTGAACGACCTTGTGATGCGGTCCACGGAATTCGTAGCGGTAGAATGGGCGAGGCCAATTATCGGCATCAACACCGAGAATCCTAACATGGACTTGCCCGCTCCTTGGTCGCCGACTAGCACCATGGCGGTTCCAGGTCGGTTTGCTGGTTGTTGAAATATATCGGCAATCCACGACATGATCCACGTGAAACGCTCTTGATGGGCAGCAGCAATGATTTCATACACATGTTCCACAAACGGCGCTACCTGCTCCATGGAAACAGGGTCGTCTGCCGGTTTAATATCGAAACCTGACCAAGCATTAGCTATTAATTCATCGTTACGCGAATAAATGAGTGGGTCTGACGGCGATACGTCGATTCCCGATATGCGCTTTACGGCAGACATTTCGAAGAACAAATCGACAATGCGCTTGCGATCGCCATTGAAATCGACACGTTCATAAGAATAAGTCTGAACAAATGCTTGTCTCGGCATCACGGCAGACCGCACGGCACCAGTGGCTAGTGCTTCAAGGTCTATCACATCGGTGGTGTTTCGACGAATAGCGAATTTCTCTAGAAATCGGTCTATAACCTCGCCGTTGGGCGAATCCGATAACATATCATATAAAACGCGAATGATAGACGAATCACCAGTAATTTCGACAAAACGCGTCAGACCAGTGACTGAGGCCCCGCGTTCAGCTTTCATCCAAGTGGCATTGAATGATTTTTCGCGCATGGAGCGGTCTTTCTCGTCGTCGTTGCCCAACTGGCACACCACTGATAAAAAAGACAAACACTCGTCTTTGTCCATCACTATGGAATTGGAATCTTCCTCACGTCGCATTGAATATACGCGGTGCAAGAAGCCCGACAAGGCCAGTGTTAAATCATTCCTGACACCTTCCGTCCAATGACGGGCGATCAGGGCAGCAGCGACTGCTTTGCGGATCGTTTTAACCAAGACATCTGCCGTAGTGATGGTAAGCGTGGTCTGAGCTAGACGCATATCTGCCCAAGTGTAAGCCTCACCCGATGGGTGAATGGAGGACGGCAATAACGAGTACTGACCGCGCCCCATATCACCGCCTCGTAATTCCACCGCCGCGACCTTTTTAATCCGCACCATAATGCCAAATGCATCTGGATCATAGGGCGAGCGGAGCTTATAGACGCGGTGGGTGCGAGGCCGGGATGCTCGCCCCCATATGTGACCACACTTGGGCAACAGCATATCCAAAGCGGTCAGCAACAATGGGTCGTCGGAGTCCACGTCGACGTCCACGACGTCACCAAACAAGTGGATACCTATATTGGTATCGGGCGATGTCAAAGCGCGACTCAACACCATGTCGGAACGATCCTTGTTATTGTCTTTGGGACTCCATCCGGCAACCGGCGCTTTGCTTCTAATGTTAGCTTCCACAGCGAATGCGCCCGACGAACGAATAAAATCGGCGCTAACTTTTCTTTGCAGCTGATCTACGCCAACTGCAGCCTCTTTTTCCATATTAGCCTCTTCTGATAATCGGTGGCCCCGGACACAGGGCCACCGATGCTACGCTAATCGATGGGGTGCCGTCAAGGATTGCGAGCGGAACGGGCGCGACGAGCGACGAGGTGTTTCACGAAATCTTCAGGCGCAGTTATGGTTTGGCTCTTGGATAACAACAACTTGCCCGTCTTGATAATTACATTCTCGATTTGGAGACGACCAGTCATGCGAAGCCTACCCTGCCATCCGGGGGTCGTGGACATAGCCCATTTAGCGTTGGTGTTGATACCGTTCAGTTCCAGCATGTCAAGGAACAAATCGCGATCAAACTTTGCCATCTTATCGCCGTCGTGAATGCGGTTGAACTGGTTCTCAAGCACACCGGCCAGCCAGTCGCCACAATGACGCGGGTTGCCGCGTTCGGCATAAAGAGCTTTATAACTATCCTTGACGACAGTACCACCAACAGGTTCTTCCGAATCGTCTTCCGCGATGTCTTCGTCATTAGGCACAATCAAAACCTCGGCAGCAGGGGTCTTCGAATTTTTAGCAGTATAAGCGTCGACCACTTCCGAATAATTAGGAAGCGAATCGAACTTACCAAGACCTTTGACTTCGTAGCCTACTGATTCCTTGGCCTTAAAACGCTGAGCAAATACGATGTTATACTCAAGCTTCAACATTTTGGCCATCAGGGCTGCGGAAAGCGCCTCCTGCACGTCGACAGAAACAAACACCATGTCCCTCCACATGGCAGAGAAGCGACGATATTCGTCGGTGGAGATGTCGCGCAGAGTGATTTCAGCGCGTTCGGCTTTCTTCATGGTAGCGTGATGAATGGTCATTGGTAGTCCCTCCGGTTGGTTGTGCTTAAACGATTTCCACGACACGATGAGCGTCGGTCTCGGCGTAGCCGATATCTTCCAGGCAATAGGCCACGTCGTCGGCATCGATCTCGATAATGGCGGCGACTTCATCCAAGGTGTCCACCGTGATCTTTTCGTTGGTGTCGAGGTTGGTGATTTCGTATTTCATGATGTCCTCCGTTGTCTGTATCCCTTTATACCACAGAAAGAGATGTGGAACAATTATTTCTGTGCATCCGGATATGTGACAGGCTGTCGCATATTACGCGTCCACCTGCGTCTACGGACGCCGGTCCAGATGGACACGGAGATGGACAAAAAACACCCAGATGGACACGGAGATGGACACAATTAATTTAAAGTAAAATAAGTTGGCGACTGTTCTACAACTTGCGATGATTATACTACAACTTGTAGAATATTATTACGCTAGGTAAAATGTGTCCACCTGTCCACCCCATGTCCACAGACAGAACATATTGGTGGACACGCCAAAAGGCCCGTCGTACGGGGCTCTGCTTAGTGTTTGGCTACCCTGTCCAGAGTTTTTTTCTTGTTTTTTGTTTTCAATAAAAATAAAACTAAAACTATATTACGTCGTAAAAAACATGTGCACTGACCCCTAGCCACTTTGGACAGGGTAGCCAGACCGTTTATTCGATTGACTTCGTGGGTGTATGCGACAATTTGCCGCATACACGGCGATGATGCGTGCCATCAAAAAGAAGTTTTTGGTTCGTAAGCGCGGCAACAAGTTGATTGTTTGGGAGTCATTTGAATTCCCGTTGACTTTTGGTCGGTTTCGTGGTATTTTGTAGGTCAATGTAGACATCATAATTTACAGGCATGGCCAAGCGTAACATTCCGATTTCTATGGATAAAGCCATAGAAGCTAAAAGGCACAAGCGCACACCGGAAAATGTGGGGCTTGTCGAGGCTCATGTTCGTGTAGGCACCCCACATGAAATTATTGCTGAATTGCTCGGCATTAATAAATTTACGCTCAACAAGTATTATCATCGAGAACTTTCAACCACTAGAGACAATGCTAATTCTCTCGTGGGCACGGTGTTATTTCAGAAAGCATTGGCTGGCGACACTCAAGCTATGATGTTTTGGATGAAAACGCGGGGTCGCGGGTGGAAAGAATCATTGGACATTACCAATTCGGACGGTAGTTTGAAGCCTGAGAACGTGAGCGATGCTGTGCTCGCCGCTTTGAACAAGATTTATGACAACTGATGCCATATGATCTTGATGAAGTAGCTCGTTCCACTCAGCGATTAAATTCGTTCATCAAGTTTGTCTTTAATCATAATAACAAAACGTTCATTGAGAATTGGCATCAAGAGATAATTTGTGCGGCCTTAGAGCAAGTTTTCACAGGCCATATTAATCGGCTCATCATCAATGTTCCGCCTAGATCTGGTAAAACCGAAATCGCCGTTAAGTCGTTCATTGCGTGGAGTATGGGTCTTTGCCCCGATTCGGAGTTTATTCACGCTTCGTATTCGAAACGCCTCGCAGCAGCTAATACGTACGATATCCGTGCAATGATGCAAACTCGTCGTTATAAAACCGTTTTCCCATACATGCAGCTCCAAGACGACAGTAAGGCCAAGGACGAGTTTAGGACTATATTCGGGGGCGTAGTGTATGCTGCCGGTACTGATGGCACCATCACTGGTTATGGGGCATCGAAAATGCGCTCCAAGTTCGGCGGAGCCATAGTCATCGATGACCCGCACAAAGCCGGTGAGGCTATGTCTCCTGTAATGCGCAAGTCAGTTATCGATTGGTATAAGACTACAATGCAATCGCGGCTTAATAAGCCCGATGGCCCCATTATTGTGGTGATGCAGCGGCTTCATGAGGAAGACTTGTCCGGTTGGTTGCTGAACGGCGGTTCTGGCGAGAAATGGGATCATGTGTGCATTCCAGCACGTGACGAAGCAGGTGTTTCATTTTGGCCCAGGCAATTCCCAGACGAGATGCTTGATCGGTTGGAACGATCGAATTCGTATGTGTTTGCGGGTCAGTACATGCAAAGCCCAGCGCCAGTGGGCGGTGGTTTGTTTAAGGATCATTGGTGGCAGACGCTGACTGCCCCGCCCCCAATCAAGTGGCGAGCGATTTATGCGGATACCGCTCAAAAAACGAGCGAACAAAACGACTATTCAGTGTTTCAATGCTGGGGCATGTCAGCAAATAACCAAGCCGTGCTATTAGATCAAATTCGCGGTAAATGGGAAGCTCCTGAATTAGAGGCAATGGCGCGTTCCTTTTTTAAGAAGCACCGCGAAACTATCGGCATGGGTACACTTCGAGCTTTTAAGGTAGAAGACAAGGTAAGCGGCACCGGTCTCATTCAAAAGTTGCGTCGCGAAGGTTTGCCTATCCTTGGCATCCAGCGCAATAGAGACAAAGTGACCCGCGCTTTTGATTGTGCACCTCTCATTGAAAGCGGTAATGTGGTGTTGTTAGATAGCGTGCCTCATCTGTCTGATTTTATGT